TGCTGTGACGCAACCGCTTGATCGCTCAAACCGCTCTGTAACGAGTCGATCCCCATCTGCCCTCGACGCATAGCCTCTTCAATAAATGGCTGTTGAGTGCCGACATTTGATCGAGCCAGTTGCATGGCCCTGATTTGGTCTGGGCTAAACCCTGCAATCTCTTGAGGTATGACGATGGGTCGGCCCTGCTCGTCAAAGAAAGTGCGCTCAGCAGCTTGAAACGCGCCCGGTATGAAACCGCCTTCGCCATCTAAGCCAAACAGCAGTTGCTGGGTTATTGGGTCAAGACGTGTTTCTGTCTTGGTTACGCCTGAAACAAAGGGCGTAGATGTATCGGCTGTGCCGCCTTCTTGAAACTTACGAACCCTTTGCAGTTGTGCTGGCGTCAAAATGCTCATTTCTTTTTAGCCCTCTTTGGCTTGGGCTTGTCTGCAAACTCGGCAAACAAGTCCATCATTTCGTACATGAGCGCGGTGCCATCGCCACGGCTTTCGCTACCATTCGGTGTCAGGGTAATAATGCCGCCATCGCCCTTCGATAGATCAAAGGCTCCCGCACCGCGAACCGCTTGGCCTGTCATAACAAACTCGCCGTCACTCAGCATTGCTGGCACATCGTCACTGGTTTCAGTGCCTTCGCCGTTGATGCCGCCGTTCATGCGCTCAAAATCCTCTGTGGCTACGTTACCGCCCTTGGCGTAAGCCATTGGCATAACCATGCCGCCGTAACGCATGCCCGTAGTAGCCTCTTTTTTCGGAGGTCTGCCGCCGCTTAGAGTAGGTATTGTTCCCCTTGGTAACAAACCAAACTCAACAGGGTTTGGTGCAGGCTGGCCTGTGCGTCGAGCGATCTCGGCCTCAATGTTGTATCGGCCAGTAGATCCCTCTTGAGTAAGTGGGGTAAGGGCTACGCCTTTTCTGTTCTTGGCTTCATCGTAAGCCAGCTTGCCAAGCAATCCTGCTGCCGCAAGACCGCCAGCGCCACCGAGAAGCCCACCAAGACCGCCGCTGCCTGTGCCTGCACCTGCGCCTAAACCGCCGCCAAGAAAATCCCCTAGAGCGCCATAGTTGCCTTTGCCGTCAGCTCCGCCGCCACTGATTAGGTTGCTGAAGAAGTTGCCTCCACCCTGACTAACCAAATCCGATAATCCGGGAGTGCCTTTCAACGCTTCTAAAATCTGCCCTTCATTAAGACCAGCTTGTTTAAAGCCTTCTATTGTTTTCGCAAAGTTTGGGTTCTGGCTTACAAACTGTTCTAATGTGGAGCCATCAGCGCCTCCACCCATCAAGCTTCCGATGCCACCCGTCAAGGTGTTTTTCAAATTACCAAAAAGACCAACACTGTCTTTTCCCGGCAGCACATATTCGCCAATCTTGCTGAAAAAACCGCCGCTGCTGCTTGCCGCACCACTTGCTCCGCTTGCTGCGCCACTACCTAAGCTGCCAATGCCGCTGAGCAACTTACCAGTGCCATAACCGCCCAAACCACCGCTTATAGCGCCTTTCAAGCCCTTGCCGCCGACCACGTTGGTTGCAGCGCCGATAGCGCCAGCGACCAGAGGCCCAACACCGGGTATGAAGTTAGCCAGTGGCCCAGCGATTGGAGCTATCTTCTTTGCAAACTTCTTGATGCTTTTGCCAATCTTCTTGAAAAAGCCAAACTCTTCCAAGCCAGTAATAGGGTTCAAGCTTGCAATACCCATAGCCACAACGTGACGCTCAGGGTCGATGTCCAGCTCGTTGAATCTATTCTCTACTGCGGCTTCAAACTGAGCGTCATCAAACATCTCAGGGGGAAGCACAACCTCGCCGGGTCGCAAGTGAGCCAATACCGTGTCATCGCCACGACCTTCGGCTGCAAGCATTTGAGCTTGCTCGGCCATAGGAGCGTTGGCTGCATCGCCCATGCGCTCATACATCTCTTGCTCAACAGGATCTTCTGCCATGCCCTGCTGCATCATCAGCTCATTTAAAGCCATCTCAAGGCCAGCATTTGAGTTTTGTTTCATCTTAGGCGCAACCATTGCCATCTCAGGCATCGGCTCTACCATCCCGCCCTCAGCCATCTGAACAGGCATGTCACCGCCAATAAGGTTCTGAATTCGACTCTGTAGCATTGCATCCATTACGGTGTACTCACTGTTACAGACCCTAAGCCAAAGGTGGCAGACTGGCCTGTTGGGTAGGTTTGATGGCTATACAAATCCCTAAACGTAGTGCCATCAAACGCCTGATGTATCTCTGTTGTAGTATTGAAGATAATAGCACCTGTTGCAAACTGAAGCGTACTGATTTCAGTTGCGTTGAAGTGCGGGGATATTGTGATGTCTACGCTTCCAAGGTTCAGCTCAAGCACACGAACCAATCGGTTAAACGTGCCAGACTCGACCTTGTCGCCTTGCGCGGAAGGAAGCCTTGTCTCTAACAGGCGGCTCATCTAGCGCCTGCCGCTTTGCTGAAGGTCTAGCCTTGTGGCACCAAGCCTCCACTTATAACCGACTTGATCAGCGCTTGACGCATCATCATCAGACTCGAACCGCAACACCACCTGACGCGCTCGGCTTCTCAGGCTGTTGAACGTAGAGCTTTCAGTAACCTGAGTGGTGGAGTCGGTTGTCAAAGACTGGCCGGGGAAGTCTCGACGCTTCAGCACGATGTTCATGGCGGGTGTGTTGCTGACGGTGGCGTCTTTGATAAACGCAACGTCAGGTATCATTCGCTTGACGAAAGCAAAGTTTTCACCGTCAGATATGTCAATATCCGCCGACTCTATGAACACTCCACTCATAGGCTGATCGTAATCATCAAACCCAGTCTCATGGTTGAATGCACAGTTCTGGCTGCTGGTTAAACCAGCGGCTATTGGCTGATCTTCAATGCCAGCATCGATCCACGAGTACCGAATCAAAGACCCAACAGACCAAGTGTTCTCTTCATAGTTATAAATGACATATCTAGAAATTTCGCCAGTGCCGTCTGTAAGGCTTGGGTAGAAGAACCACATCTCTCCAAACTCTGAGTTCAGCCCCATAAAGCACTTGAACGCCTGACCCAGATCGAGGTCTTCAAAGACATACTCTTGCACGGTGCAAGGAAGCTTCTGAACGGCTCCAGCGTAAAAGTAAAACCCTGTCTTGCTTGCGAAGTAAACGCCGTTTGGTGCGTTTACAGCAGCCTTGGGGCCGACAATGCCAGATCCTTCGTTGACTAGGTTAATCGCAAAGGTAAGCGGAGGCCCGATAAAGCTCATCGAATACAGGCTGGTGTCTGTCCAGATCAGTATTTCTTGGCGAGACTTCATGCCACCAACAATAAACGACCCGCTAGACAGCCTTACAGAACCGGCGCTGTTGGTTGCCAACGGCTCAAACTGCAAGTCATCTTCAGATGCGCTGAAAGCAACAAGCATGGGGTCAATCGCTCCAGACCTCGCATTATTAACTATTGGGTCAGCGCCAAGCACAATGAGGTGTCTGTCGGTTTCGGAGGTTATGACCTGCAAACCAAGCGTTGGCACTAAGTTTGCTCCCGTAACTCCTGAAAGCAAAACCGCTCGCTCCGACGTTCCGCTATTTTCAAGCCATCTAAAGATGCCTGCGCCACGCGGGTTGATAATGAGGTTCTCACCAAAATTATCGTGCGTCCAAATCCTGAGCTGATTCACTGCGCTAATCGCTGATGCAGATCCGTATCCACCAGCGCCCCAAGTGCCAAGCCCCCAACCAGATCCTTGAACGTAAGTGTCTAGCCCAACATTTATCTGATACGAACCGTCGACTCCTGACCCGCCGTTGCCTGTGTCAGAAGAGTTGGCCGTAACAGCCACGCCGTCTGTGTCTTTTGCGGTGATGGTGTAGGTGTTCGTGCTTGTAACCAAGTCAATTTGATATTCTTGGTTCAAGACTTCGGCAGTGATCAAACCGCCAAGGCTGACCGCTCCTGAAAATGTAACAAAATCGTTTGTTACAGACCCATTGCTTGAGTCAGTAACTGTAATGGTTGATGAGCCGTTGGTAGCGGCAAAGGTGATGCTGTTGGTAGAGGTCTTGCGTATCGGCGTTACGTCGTAATAGTTGCTGCCTTCCTCGATGTAGTATTTGACTGTTGTGCCTAAGCCAAGGTAGCGAGTTCCCGCCAAAGATATCCAGCTATGCAGTGCGCGGCACGACCCAAGAAATGATTGAGTTCCACGCTTGACCCAGCCGCCCACTTTCTCTGGGCGACCCTTTCGGAATCGAATAAGGTTTCCGTCTACCCATCCGCCTTTGGCGGCTAAGTCGGTTTCTTCTTTATTGATTCCCGGCTGAAAATCTATCCTTGATAATGGCATTTGGCATTAGGCCAACCGAATGATTGCGCCAGTCGCTGTTGGGCTTGGAAAGACAACAGTGAAGTTACCAGCGGTAGATGTCTTGTCGCCACCAAAGTCGATGATAGCAACCGCCTTGTCGCTGTTTGTGTCGTTATAGATCATGCATCCACGAGCGGTCACCGTAGCCGTGCCAAAAGTCAGGTCTGCAAAATCGCATACAGCAGTCGTGCCGCTAAGCACAGGCGTCACGTTGGTCAATGCGCTGCCGCCGCTAGTGTAGTTTGTGCCGCTGGCTTGACCTGTTGTAGTGAAGGCCGTAGTAGCCGCGCCTAATGTTGCGCTGGAGGTGTACAGCGCAAGCTTGAAGCTGTTGCCGCTTGTCGCTGTGAAGTTGTGAGTGCCAACAAGCACTTCCTGCTTGAATGACGAACAAATTGCAGATGTGATAGCCATGTCAAAGCTCCTTTATGATGTTAGCCATGTCTTCATGGCCCTGAGCACTAAGCTTACC